AAAAGAAAGCGTAATGTCTCGGGTACAGAACGCCACCAAAACTAACTAAGGTTGTAAAAACATAGTCACTTTATAAGAAGGATGAATCCCCTATTTATATTTCTTATAACGATTCTCGTCATTATTGTGGCGGGTGCTATATATACATGGTACTTTACACCGAAATCGGATGAATCGCGGGTTCTTGGTCCCTTTGTATTGAAAGGAACGCCATCCGAGCATGAGCCTGCGGGATCTTCATCGCTCCGGCCGGTTCTAACACAGGCACAACTGAATCAATCAATTAAGAGCAATTTTACGTTGGGTTTCTTTATCTATATGGACAAGGTGAATGCGGAGCGTATACCTTTTGCCGGTCCAGAAGGCGATTTCCGCTTCAAACCGCTTCTAAAAATACTTGGTGTTGGTGAATTTGTCTTGGACCCCGTACACCAAAAGGGACTCCTTCGGCTTGCCCCTCTTGTTGCACCAATGATGACGCATACTGGTGGAGCACCAAATGCTAAAATTGACCGCATTTGGAACGCCCGATGGAATCAAGTCTTAGTTGCAGTTGAGGGTCGTTCTATTGATATATATGTCAATGGCAAGCATGTGACCTCGCTTATCTTAGATAATGTTACATGGACAAATCCTACAGGCGTTCTTCTTGAAACTTCTCCGGATTTTTGGGGTCAAGCAGGTATGATACAAGCATGGCCGCGACGGCTTAACGAGAGAGAAATTTGGGAAAACTACAAACGTGTAACTGATATATATGGTAAGCCAAATATCCCGGATATAGGACCTACATATGGAGGTATTTGGAAACAGTTTGTAGACCTTGTATGTCACGCTGGATTCTGCCCGAATATGGGAAAGAAGGGAAAACGTAAAGGTCATCCGAACGGATTGGAGTATGTGGATTACGAATACGCCTGAAGATTTTAACATGATAGGTTAGAAGAATTATGAACGCCGCCAGACAGTTCTATGCCAACAATTCCGGCTTGGTTCAAAATGTCCTCTACATCTTAACGGTTGTAGTTGTGTGCTACCTTATTTACAGCTACCTAACGGCGGGCTCAAGCGAGGAGCGCTACGTGATTCAGCTGGATATGAGCAGTGGGTCGCTGACACCATACGGATTACAGGGCAATGCATCCACTGCTGCGCTTCCTAACCCTAGCGCATCAACTGGCGATTCCGGTACAGCCCAGACAAGCTACTGTATCAACATGGATAATACCGAGGCGCTCGGTAAGGCGACGTCTGATCGTGCTCCCCGCGCGATGCTCCGCATCAAGGAGGGCAGCGACTTCACATTCAGCTGGTGGATGTACGTTAGCGCGTGGAACAGCAACCGCATGGGCGTGATCAAGCCGGTCATCTGTATCACGGACCCCACAGTCTCCGATCCCGGTTCCGGCGTAGATTCCGCGTACATCATGGTTTCCTTCTTATACCCCAACACCAACAAGCTCGGTATCCGTTTCCACACACGCCCTACTGCGTCAAATGAGGTCACCTGGATGCAGAACTTCACATCGTGCGCAAAGGATCCCGCGGCGGCGCAGCAGGCGTTCTCCAACTCTGGCTCGTCGCCCGTCTGCGATATCAACGATATTGATATGCAGCGCTGGCTCAACTTTACGGTTGTTGTCTCCGGTCGCGTAGTGGATGTGTACTACGACGGCAAGCTCAACCGCTCCTGCGTACTTCCGGGTCCAGTTGTTGGCTCAGCTAAGGGTCTCCAGTTTGCAAATACATCACTCGTAGGTGGGTTTAACGGCTACCTGAACGGCGCATTCTTTGCTGGTAGAGCGCTCACCCCGGACCGCATCTATGGTCTTTACCAGGCGGGTCCCCAGGGTACGACCAGCATTGTGCGTGCTCTGTTCTCAAAGCTCGGCATTAATATGAGTTACAGAGGCGGCTCTCACTGGGCGAACTTCCTGTAAACTCAAATAAACGAATGATTCTCCATTTATAAAACCGATTATAAATAGAGGAAATGGAATCTGCCACATCAGGTGTAATGGGATTCGCTTTAGGTCCTGGGCTAGCATCCCAGCTATTTATTGTCATTGTTACGATGATGACACTACAGTTTCTGATGGGTATAATTGAAAAGATCAACGAATTCCTGAATAAGCTAGATCGTCAGGCGGTCGTGCTTTTTGATAATACAACGGCAACGTACGTTGAGATCCCTCAGGGAGCTGATACTGGCTTCCCCATTCTGTATAACAGTCGCGACGAGCAGTTCGGTGCCTCGTTCTCTTACTCTATGTTTGTCTTTATCCACCCCGATACCTTTGAGCAGATAGGAAATAACGATAGCTGTGGAACAAATAAGCGTGGTAAGAATTTGGGTAGTGCACCAGTCAAACTCAAGCATATCTTCCACAAGGGAAGCGATAGCGGTTTCCCGAATCTTGGTCCCGCCGTGTTTGTTGAAAGCAATACCAACACACTCCGCATCTACATGAACACTATTGACTCGTGGAATAACTATGTAACTGTACCGAACATTCCGGTTGCCAAGTGGTTTCACCTAGTAATCCTACTCAAGGGCAACAACCTTGACGTTTACGTCAACGGCAATATTGCGGTCCGTATGAAGATGTCAACGGTACCCAAACTCAACACGGGTCCCCTGTATGTCATGAAGAACGTCTACTTCCCTGACAGGGCTGGCTCCGATAAGCACCTTTTTGCGGATTACAACATTTCTGGACCGATGAAGGGCATGGTGTCCCGTCTCAAGTACTTCTCGTACGCGCTCAACTACGCGCACATCGACTCTCTGTACCGCGAGCGCGCAAACACAACAAGCATTGTCCAGCCGTCCACGGATGTGAATGGCGAACAGCCTCCCTACCTCTGGGACGACTGGTGGGTCAACAAGTACTAAATTACCGATTTGGTTATACTTATATGAATTCGTAAAACGAACTCGTATAAAAAATTAGAAAACAAATTGTATGTTGGACTTTAGCGTGCAAACTTGAGACCGCCCAAGCCACTGCTAATTTCCAAAAAGTTCAGTGTCTCCACAAATGTGTAAAGATTGTATGTATAGCCCGCCAGATAAGGAATCGGACAAACATCCACATCCATCTCCAAACGATCAATACGGCTTGTATTCAGCGTACCCGTAGGCTGCTCAATAGAGGATCCGTTGAGCGAGAAACTATACGCACTAATTGGCCACATCTCATACTGGGTTCCAGCCGTCAAATTATCAACCGGCGCGGCATCTCCTGCCATATAACGGAACGGCACATATTGATTGAAGTAATTGGCATCCTCGCTATCAAACAATTGATTACCATTTGCCGTAAGAAATGTATTGAGTAAGATATCACGCTGTACACCTTGTAAATTGATACTTGTACGACCCAGTGAACCACTGCTTGTAACATTGGGATATACCGCCGCAAAAGAATTATTGTATTTTGGAATAACAATTGGACGATTTGGTCCCAGCGTATACATCCAATTTGTTAAATTTGTACTTTGATTACGATAGGTGATTGCGTCGCTACGTCTGGCAAAAAATACTAATCGTGTTGCCACATTATGTACATCTAACCTATATGTACTTCTTGATGTAATTCCGTAAAATGTAAACCATTGTACTTGTCGTACATTGTATCGTAGTGTCCTATTTGTAAACATCAATCGTACATCATCCTGTAAAAATGTATAGGTTGCCTCTAAAGTAGCGTTAAGTGGCCAACCATCCAAAAGCGGTACTGCACCCGAAATATCTGTCAAAAAGAACTTCATAGAACCACTTAAATCGCTGCTGCCCCCATACAAATTTGTCATAGATAACGGAATATTGCCATAATACTTTTGGTTCCAAATCTGGGTATATCTATCAATAGAAGTTCCGTTTGGTAAATAAGACGGCGCAAGCGTCTGGACTCCTGGTCGTACCCTGGCTCCTGACAAATCAATAGTTGTGTATAAGTCGCGGATAGGGCGCAGTTGGATTGTCACTTCGCAGTCGTGGTACTGAAGCCCTACAAGCGGCAGCGCATTTGCAAAGAAATCCGAAAACCATAAACCTAGCGGAATACGAAGAATACGTCCAGGAATGGAAGGTAGATTGTTTTGCGTCGGTATGGTATTGTTGGGATTTCCACGCCACGCAATTACATGAGGATATCCCTCTCCCGCCGGTACACTTGGATCTGCATAAATACTGTTTGCCGGATCAAAACACTCAGGAATATCACCCACCATAATACGCCATTTATTGTATGTATCAGTATCGTAATCCATCATTGCACGGGCACTAATCCAGTCACTGTTAAACTGCTGTATTATCTGTCCACCAATCGTAAATGTAATTGTTTCAATCATACGAACACCAATTTGACGGACCCACGCAAACTCATAGGCGCGATCTACACTAAAAGTAGATCCGCTAGGTCTCAGGTACGCCTTACTGAAAATATCGGGCAACGTCAATCGTAATACTAAATCGCTCAAGAGATCTCCTTGACGGGGGATTTTGGTTTTGAGTAAGATAGGCGCATCCGTCAAAAGAAGATTTGGTCCATCCAAAGGAATTTGGATCGGCTCCTGCGAAAAATGCGTATAGCGCTCAAACGACTTATAAAAGTAAGTTGTTTGAGGATTTCCATTGAGAATAATATTCTCGTTTCCGTAGCAAACTAATGCTAGTAAGCCGCCCGGCATATCTAATCGGGTAAGGATAATTCCTAAAGAGTAAAAGACGCACACTAAGTTAGAAGGTTTACACACATCATGGCAAGTAATGCTGTTTCTGCTGCTGTAATGAATAGTGTAAACTCGTCGCCGTCGGCAAGTCTTTCTCAATTCGCTTCGCTTCAAACAATTATTATACTAGTTGTTGTTATTGCGGCATGTGTCGGGGTGGCAGTGCTTTCCCAATATTACAAATGGCATGAAAGCCCATGGTGGTCCGATCGGGCTAAAGCAAGCAGCCACCTATGGGATTGGATGGACTCTTTGAAAGATATAACATCGCATGATTTCTTTGGCTCAACGAAAGATATACCCAGTCCGGTACTTGAAGTCCCTGAAGCACCACCGGCGCCACCGGCGCAGGTAGAACCTTTACCAGTGAAACAACCCGCCTGGTGTTTTATTGGAGAGGACCTCACCGGTCGCTATTGTGTAAAGGTGCCGTCTGCTGACGCATGTGACCGCGATCGCGTCTTTAACACAGAACAAGACTGTGAGCTACAATCGGCGAATCATATGCCTGCCGGTGTTGTTATGCCGAATAACGGAACAAAACAAACACCCTTGGTCTCTGGACTGTTAACGCCTTAGTTTGCGTCCGTGGATGCGAAATAACATTACTCATAAACAATAGGGATGAGCAAGCTTTTACGCCAGCTTCAGAATAGTATAGCTTATAATCTTAATGCTGCTACGTATAATCCCGAGGCAGAAGCGTATGCGGCAGAAAAGGAAGAATTAGATAAAGAGAAAAAAGCGGAACTTGATCAGGCAGCAGTGGAAAAAGCAATTAAGAAAAAGAAAGCAAAAGAGGCTGCTGCACAAAAGGCGGCAAAAGAAGCGGCAGCAGAGAAGAAGGCAAGGGAGGATGCCGAGCGGAATACATTTAGCGTAAAACGCATGTTAAAGCGTGCGTTAACAGTCACAAATTCTGTGCTCACAACATTTTTAATAGTTGCATTGGGTATCTTTGGCGCTTCACTCGCAACAAACATAAATGTTTACAAACCCTTTCCGTATCGTATTTTATATTTGATTTACGGCTTTGTGTTCTTTTTTGTAGTCATCCCCTATGTACTACTATGGCGTTGGCTATACCAGAAGAAACGACCCCGTTTCTACGCTCTTTTCCCCATTATTGGTATGCATCTAGATAATCCTACAACGGCTGCGCTTTTCAGTTGGCTCAGTTTCAAACCGGATGCCGATATGGAACTCTTAGATGGCTGTGCAAAAGCTTGATTTACTTAACATAGTGCTTATAAGCGGCAAATGCCACGGCACCGATACCAATACCCGCAGCAAGATATAACAGCGACTGAGTGTCCAACAATGAACGCCCATCCGCTGCTGCCGCCTGTGAAAATGAAAACTCGCCCATCTGGGATAGGCGTCCCATGGCATGAATGAAATCTTTCCACGCAAATTCTGGCTTGTTAAGTTGTTTATTCACCTCGTTGTGCATATTAAACATCCAGCGAATAAGCGCCTGTTTGGAGTGTACGGCGTCTTTTACTGGCATTTTGTCTAAATTTATCTTATAATGCTCCTTGCAAATGGGGCAGGGAATCATGTATTGGAGAGATTCAAAGAAGTTGATTGCCGCTATTTTCTCCTCCTCGGCAGGGAAGTTGGAATATCCAAGACTTACAATATGCATTGTTGTCCAGAAAATTGGACCCCATACACTGGGACCCATGCCAATCGGCGGAAACTTCTCCTCCTGCGGTGGCGGAGGCTGCTTCATACTCTCTGGCAATGACATTCTCTTGTAATTAGATATTTTAGCGAGGTTGGTTAACCGAAAAAACTTAATCCGCTTAGGTAATGGAGTGTGTAAATTGTGGTAAATTTGGTCATACATTCCGGGATTGTCCCGCGCCGGTAATGTCGTTTGGTATATGTGCTGTAAAATATGTTGACAGTGTTCCATATTATCTTCTTGTACGACGTAGGGATTCCCTTTCATATGTGGAATTCTTGCGAGGAAAATACAAGATGGATAAAATGGATTATATTCATTTATTGATCAATGGAATGACGATTGAGGAGCGCGGACGGCTTCTTACAAAACCGTTTGAGAAACTATGGTCCGAATTATGGAATGGGCAAAATACCCGACAATTTCGTACCGAATTTGAAAATGCGCGTCGTAACTTTGAAAATCTCAAAGCAAGCGGTGATAAGGAAGGCAAGACACTTGAACATTATATTACTCATGCAATCGGCACATTTACCGAAGCCGAATGGGGATTTCCAAAGGGACGCCGCGCAGTTGGAGAAAAGGAAACACAGTGTGCTTTACGTGAATTCAAGGAGGAAACGGGTATTTTAGAAAAACGAGTACATATTCTTGACGAACCTCCGCTTATTGAAGAGTATCTTGGTACAAACAATATCCCTTACAAACAAACCTATTTTGTAGGATGCTGTAAATCAAATGTTATTGCTGCATTACAGCCTCGTAATCATATCATGAAACGTGAAATTGGCGCAATTGGTTGGTTTACATTTGAAGATGCAATGGCACACATTCGTGTGTCAAATGTACAGAAACGGACGGTCATGACGGAACTTCATCGGCGAATAACGGAGGGGGAACTGCTTAAAAAAATTAATACCGCTCTTGAATGGGAAGTTTCATAGTCGTCATTGTTGTGATCGTTCAATAAATAAATATCTGCGTTCTTTTTAGGAATGGCAAATAACGTTAAGAATGCTACTAAGAAGAATAACACAGGAAACAAGAAGAATAATACCAAGAAAAACAATGCGGCGGCTGCAAACAAGAAGAACAATGCGGCGGCGTCTGTAAACAAGAAGAACAATGCGGCGGCGTCTGCAAACAAGAAGAACAACACCGCAAACAAGAAGAACAACACGGCAAACAAGAAGAACAACACTGCAAACAAGAAGAATAATACCAAGAAGAACAACACGGCAAACAAGAAGAATTCCGGCAATTGCAAGGAGACTATCAACTATCTCAAGCAGAAGATGAATAGTAGCCCGGATAAGAACCGTTTTAAAATGGCGGCGAATGAACTTGAGCTTGACTGTGCTAATATGAGTAAGGTTAGCAATACCATTAAGAAGTACGTAAATATAACAAAGAAGTGGGTAACAGAAAATAAGAAGCGGGGCAACACCAAGACAAACAATACCAAGACAAACAACGCCAAGACAAACAATGCTAAGAAGAACAATACCAAGAAGAACAATACCAAGACAAACAATGCCAAGAAGAACAATACCAAGACAAACAATGCTAAGAAGAACAATACCAAGACAAACAATGCCAAGAAGAACAATACCAAGACAAACAATGCTAAGAAGAACAATACCAAGACAAATAATGCTAAGAAGAACAATGCTAAGAAGAACAATACTAAGAAGAATAATAAGCCAGCGGCGGCTGCCCGAAAGCGTTCTTGGTAATAGTTTAATAAACAAGCACTAAAAGCAGAGAGGATGGACGTCCGTAATGTAATCTCTGCGGACCATCGCGGTGCTAATCCACATGTTGTACAAGATGTAGTTCAACATATGGAAAATCCAGAGCTTGAACGGCTATGGAATAATGAATGGACCGATTATGGTCTTCGTGACAGCGTTGTGGAAGTTATGAAGCAGCGTGGATTTCGCCCTGATGAGCTTGAACGCCGTGAAACACAATATGGATTATATCCCGATATATCTGATCCTAATTTCGCAGCTCGTCTTGCCAGAAAAACCGAATTCTACGATCTTGCCTCCAAACCTGTAAGCGAAGATAGCTGTAAACAAGCCGACGGTACCTTTGACACAACGTCTATCCAACGACTTGTTGCGCGTTTTTTACATCCTGACACTCCTTACAATGGTGTGTTGCTGTATCACGGCGTGGGTGTCGGTAAGACCTGCTCCGCCATTACCGTTGCTGAAACCTATTTAGCCGCAATGCCTTACAACAAAGTCTTTATCATTTCTCCCAAAGCAATTGCTGAAGGATTTCGGCGTACTATTTTTGACGTGAATCGCCTTGTATCTAGCAGCAAAGAAGAATACGCTCTAACAAAATCCCTATGGAAATCGCCCCAATGTACCGGTATGACATATCTACAACTTACAAATACGACTCAAAATCCCAATAAAGAGGAAATCGCTAAAGAGGTAGATAAACTTGTAAAACAGCGTTATAAGATTATGGGATATCTGGCGTTCGCAAACTGGGTAGAGAATCGGTTCAAAGAAATACCTGACGTGATTAGTGGCGAAGAACTCACAAAACGTAAAATTGCGAAATTAAGTGAACTGTTTGCGGATCATTTAATTATTATTGACGAGGCTCATAATCTACGTGATGCTGAAACGGATACTGTAGTTGCAGCGGCATCAGGAGAAGAAGTTGCTGATGAACCCGATGTAGTCAAACTTACCGAACAAGCCGAAGGTAAGAAACTTACACCAATCCTACAAGATATCCTAAGAGTCGCTGAGGGACTACGTCTTATGCTTATGACAGCAACTCCTATGTACAATATTGCACCCGAAATAGTATTCCTACTCAACTTACTTTCCCTTAACGATACAAAGGACGATTCTATGCGTCTAGACGTCGGTCAGGTATTTAAGATTGATGGTCAGTTCAAACCAGGTGGCGATGAGAAACTTGTTCGTCTTATCAAACGCTACGTAAGTTATATGCGTGGAGAAAATCCTAATACATTTCCTCTACGCTTAACGCCGCCTGAGCACGCCGGTATGAATTTTATGGAACGCTATCCTACAATCAGTATTTCCAGAAAAGAGGGTAAGGACGGTATGGTACACCTTACCGAAGATGATAAAAAGATTATGAAAACTCTGCCGTTAATTGTTCATGAAGTTGCTGACACAGAAAATGGCAAAGCGTTGCGTAAATATTTATCGCGCAATAAAGAACCGGTTGCCGATAATGATGCCGCAAGTAATCGTGGTACCGAGGTGACCGATTTTATGCTTGAACAAACTATGCAACTTGGCAATATTTACTATCCTAATGGGACCTTTGGCGGTAACGGCTGGTCTTCCTACATGAAAGAGATTACGACCAATATCAACGGTGTAAAGGTAAAACAGTATCGGTGGGTGCAGGCACCAGAAGAAGCCGAAAATATGCCTTTATCTGTAACAGACGTTTTCCGCGATGAACTTATAACATGGGCTCCTAAGATTGCCTCTATTGTAAAAAGTATTACTGAAGGAGAAGGTATCTCTTTTGTCTATTCTCGTTACGTGAAGGCGGGTGCTTTACCTATTGCCATTGCCCTAGAATTGCTTGGATGGGTGCGTGTTCTTGCCGATGGAACCCCTGCGCCCCTACTCCTAAACAGTGGAATGCCCAAACCCACTAAATTCTATGTATTATTGACTAGCGACCCAGGTCTTTCGCCCAATTTTCCTGCGCTTTTGCGTTACGCAACAACAATTAAGACCGAGGCTGAGGCAAACGGTTCCAAAGTAAAGGCAATTATTGGCTCTCAAGTCGCATCCGAGGGTCTGGATCTCAAATGTATCCGCCAAATTCATCTACTTGACGGTTGGTACCATTTGAACCGTATTGAGCAGATTGAGGGTCGTGGTGTTCGCTATTGCTCTCATGTAAATCTTCCGTTAGATAAGCGTAACTGTCTAATTTACTTACATGCCGGCAATGTAGGAAAATACGAAACTGCCGACTTATACGCCTATAGATTGGCGGTCCGCAAAGCCCAGCCTATCGGTCGTGTATCACGACTTATGAAAATCAACGCCTGGGACTGTATGCTTAATATTGACGCTATTTTACTCAAAAATATGGGCTCACGTGCTATTATTGATGCTCATAACCGTGAATCGGTTGTGACTCTACAGGATGAGCCGTACACTAGTTTCTGCGATTTCTCAGAAGTTTGTACCTATCAATGTTCAGCAGAAAAAGGGCTTGGTAACGCTACGCTTGGCTCAAATATTAGTACTCAAGAACCCTACGATTTTCGTCGTATATTCCTGGAGTGCCAACAGCGTCTTATTGATGAATTCAAGGAAGAAACTGCCCTGCCTATTGCCGAAGTTCAAAAACGTTTTTACAGCAAAATCCCTGATTCCTTTGCGAAAATTGGGCTCCGTGATATTATTGATAAAGTAAAAATTCGCCGTAACGATGGTATTTACGGCACCCTTAAACTTGTAAACGAATATATTGTCTTCCAACCTGAAAAAGTTACTGATGCACAGATACCTATTGCACTCCGTTACGGTAGAGCGTACGGTCGTATGCCTGAAGAGTTTGATCTTATGCGCTCCAGCCTATTGGAGACCGCAGCGCCGGCTGCACCCGCTGCATCCGCTGCATCCGCTGCACTCGCCGTTGTTGATGCTGCCGCTGCTGATGTTGCCGCTGATATGGAGCCTGCTGCTGCTACTGCGGACACAGGCGCAGAGGACGACGAAACACTTGTAGATTCGGCACTCAAATCTCTCAGGGTTTGGGTAGTAATAGTCAATAATATTGTTGAGAAAAAACTTACTGGACCTATTGAAAATTTAAATAAAAATCTCAGTGGCTGGCGCTGGGTATTACGTTATTTCCGTAATCTACCTGATACAAAAGCAATTGCGTATCACTGGTTTATGGAAAATTATTGGAATTATAAACAGCAACGGGCGGTCCTAAGTTATTGGCTTATCCACGGACTTGATAGGCTTGAAGGGTACGAAAAGATTTGTGCGGATATGTTTAGCGCCGCCAATCGCCGCTGCGAACTTTTCCAAGGTCGTATCAATGGCTGTGTTATCTATAATTTTGATGTAAACAAAGTAGAAAATTACTGTCTTATTAGCGGCGCCGTGTCGCAATGCCCATCAGTATTTGATGCAGATGTAAAAGCGATTCTTGGAAAGCCCGTAGACCGCAAAGCGGATACTGCACCGTATTTTGGTTTCCTAGTCTCCAAACAAAAAACAGTTGTATTCAAGACTGTGGATAAGGAAAAGGGAAGCATTAACGGTGCCGAGTGTGCAAATACTAGCAACTTGACGAATCACGAAAAGCGTATTCGTGCGATTCATGATATTCTTCGCAAAAGTGGGTCACCTATTGCACCGATGCTTCTTAACGACAATCCTGCAGAGAAGCCGACTGCTAAACAGACCAAAACACGTGAAGACAATGTTGATATTCAATTTGCAGTTGAGGACCGACGGTTTACAATGGGGGCGCGCGATCCGTTTCAACATACGGCGGATCTGAGTCTCAAACAGGTGTGTCCTTATATGGAATTTCTCCTCCGGTACGCCGATAAACAGCGTGTAGGTGGTGTGCGCTGGTTCTTATCGGTGGTGGACTCGGCACGGGCAGGGGTGAAAATGACTTAATGGCGGCGGTGGCAAGCGAAGCGGGTCGGCATCGCGAAGCGGTGGCGGCAAGCGAAGCGGTGGCG